CGCTGCGGCATAAAACCCTGTCGCTGAAACGCGACAAGGGGGAAGATGTAGCGGATCGCCCAGGCGGCGAAACCGCTACGGGGTCGTCTGAGAAAGAGGCGACACCAGCCAAGGAGGAGAAGAAAAAGCCGGAACTCTCCGAGGACCAGAAGAAACAGGCTGAGTCTCACATCAACGAGTTGTCACAACAGATCAAGGACAAGAAGAGCGCCCTGTACGGCTTCATCCAGGAAAAGACAGGGGTCTCCCGCGAGCTGACACCGGAAGAGAAGACCCGTATCGAGAAGCGGACCCAGGCCATTGCCGACCCGGTACAGCGTGCCGTCGAGGAGCGGATCGAGACGAAACGGATCCTGAACGAGAAGGATCAGGCAATCCAGAGCATCGTCAAGCAGGCAAAGGCCGCCCTGCTCGAAGAGGAGCCAGCCGCACAGGGAAGCAAAGGAATCGCCACCGTGGTCAAGGAGCACGCCGAGGAGCTGGTCGGCATGCACATGGCGGTTCGAGCCCTGGAGAAGGAGCGGGCTGATATCCGGAAGCTGGTAAGGGTCGGCAAGGCATCGGAAAAGTTCCGTGCCGGCCACGACGTCATGGCGAGCTTCAAGCCGCTGTCTGGAGACGATATCCGGAAGGCGGTTGCCGATGAGCACGCCCTGGCGAAGGAGCTGGAGGCCCACTACAACCTCATGCGGACCACTCGCGGTGTTGAAGGGGTGGAGGATGCCAAGGGCGACGCCCGGATGGAGGGGAATATCCGACAGGGCGGCTTCGAGACCGCAACCGGTTTCATCGGCCAGCACACCGGCAAGGCCATTCTGACCAAGAAGGTGTATGACGCGCTGGGGTCACAGAACGCCGCCATCCTGACCCGCCACTACCTGGTGTCCGCCGGGCACGACCTGAAACAGGTCACCCGGGATCTGGAAAACTACCTGACCGGCGAAAGTAACCCGGTTGCCTTCCAGGCCAACGAGCGGGGCCAGTATTTCATGGGGCTGGCCGACAAGGTGCGGCAGTTCGGACTCGGGTCCGACAACATCATGACCATGGCCCAGGCAACCGGAACGTCCCTGAAGTACATGAACAAGGCCTATGAGGCCTACGGCCAGGCAGAAGGGGCGCTGAACCAGGGGGCGGAACTGCTCTACGCGCTGAAGAACCGTTCCAGCGAGGCCATTGAGTTTCACGGTTCGCACGCCGATTCACTGGAACAGAAGCGCAAGGCGCTCGGGCTACGTTCCAAGGACGTGACCATCAAGAAGGGGAAGGAAGGCGGCTACACCATGACCGTGCCGCCGCGCTCCTTCGACCGGATGATCCGGGAGGAAGGCACCAAGGCCCACGGTGAAGGGATTGGCCTGGAGCATACCGCAGCCGAGGTCAAGGAGGGGAAGGCCAACACCGACGACTTCCATCCCTCCGGGATCAATGCCTACACGCCGCCTGACAAGAACGGCGTCCGACAGAAGATATTCTTCAACGACGAGGAGCAGGCAGGCCTGCGGCTCCTGGCGAAACAGAAGAAGGTTTTCTGGAACTGGGAGGCAGGGACCGGCAAGTCGAAAGGAGCGATAGCGGCCAAGGCGCACCTGGAGGATGTGACCGGGAAGCCGGTCAAGATGATCGTCGCCATGCCGGCCAAGCTCCTCCCCAACTTCCGTGATGAGGTGGCGAAGTTCTCCAACTACAAGGTGGTGATGGTCAACGACCAGACGCCCGCCAAGCGGCGGGAGTTGTACAACAGCGACCCCAACACCATCGTTCTTGTCAACAAGGAGAAGATGAACTTCGACAAGGCCGCCATCAACGCGGCAGGCTTCGACCTGGTGGTTGCCGACGAGGCCCACAAGATCACCCAGCGGGAGGGAAGGGGCAAGTCGCAGATGTCTCGCGGCCTGGCCGAGGCCGGTTCACAAGCCCCCTACTACATCGCCATGAGCGGCACCCCGGCGCCGGACGACCTGTCCCAGATCTACTTCCACGCCAACATCATGAATCCGGAACGGTTTTCTTCGCAGAAGGAATTCATGCACCTGTTCGGTTCGGTCCACAAGGGGGCTGGATACAAGGCGCAGGTCCAGGGCTTCATGGAGCAATACCTGGGCGACTACATCCACACCCGGAAGAAGAAGGCACGGACCTACGACTTCAACCTGCACACCCATGAGGTGGAACTGCACCCGGCGCAGAGGAAGGCCTACAAGGAGGCAACCGACGCCTTCAGGCGGAAGGAGATTGTCACCTTCCAGCGTGATCAGCGGCTGAACTCCGTCCTGAACGCCACGGATCACAAGATCAACCCGAAGTTCGCGCAGGCGAAAAAGATCATCGACCAGCACCTGGCGACCAAGGCCGCCGATGAAAAGGTGCTGTTCTATGCCAAGAACCGGGAGACGGTGGATCAGATCAACAGCTTCCTCTCCCAGCATTACCCGGAGTTCGACCGGGTGGAATTCACCGGGGCCACGAAGAAGAGTGAGCTGGATGCCAACAAGCAGCGGTACAAGCACGACCCGAAGGTGAAGTTTTCGATCCACATGCGTGCGGGCGTTGAAGGTCTGAACCTGCAATACGATGGCAACGGGGGCGGGGGGACCACGGCCATCGCCATTGCTTCCGGCGAGGATTCCTACGCACCGCTGGATCAGTTCTTTTCCCGAGCAGACCGGACCGGAGCGAAGAAGAACGTCGATGCCCACCTGATCCTGACCAACACGCCGCACGATATCGGCACGCAGCTCAGGCTCCAGGAGAAGAAGGCCATCGGGGATCTGGTAGGCAAGGAGCGGGCCATCCGCAAGTCTCTGTATCTGCTGGCAAGGAGGTAGGAGTGTTTCTGATTAAATCCCACGTCACCGCCCATTCCCGCACATCGAAGACCGGCAAGGTTTCCATGGTTCGCGAACACGAAGACCGCCGCAAGCCGTCCGAAGAGGCCAGGCACTTCCAGGAAGAAACCCACCAACAGAAGGGCGGCGGCATGCGGCTCGGGAAACTCTCCCTGGACGAGATAGTCACCATCGTCAAGAAGGGGCTGGAGACCGTCGGCATGAAGGCGGCAGCCGGCGACGTGAACAAGGGGAACGTCAAACGCTACATGGAATGGGTTATCCACGAATTCTCGAAGCAGGGGGTAACCTATGACGTGAGAACCCGGGAGGCCCACGTCAACGAGAAGCTGAAGGCCAAGGCCAACCACATCATCGGACTGTTCCAGCAGGCCCAGAAGCAGCTTCACGCCATGGGATAGGGGAAGAAGATGGAACCGAAGATCCGGGGAGACGAAAAGGTGCTGGACTGGAAAGAGGCGGGGATTTCTCCAAATGCCCCGGTTGAGCGGGAGGAGTTCTCAAGGGTGATTGACGCAGCCATGAAGGGGAACTATCGGCGGGAGGTGACGGACAAGGGCACCTACCTGACCTTCAAGGTGGCGTGATGGAATGTCCACGAGGCGGCGGGCCTGTTGCGGGGTGCGTAAAGTGCATGCTGTGCGAACAGCCGGGCGACGGGCCGCCGGTGGAGAATCATCGAAAGGGAGGGAAGGCATGGCTGGAAAGTTTACTCAGCAGGAAAAAATCGAACGAATGCGGGCCATCTTTGACCGGTGCCTGGAGATTGCGGAAGAGAAGGGCCACGACTATGCCGGAGAAGAATCGGCCATGAGCAACTTCGACGATTTCGGCTGGCGGGGAATCGTGGTGCGTATCTCCGATAAGTACCACCGGCTGAAGAATTTCTGCAAGCAGGGCATCCTCAAGGTCAAAGACGAGGGAATCCGGGATACCTTCATGGACCTGATCAACTATGCCGCACTGGCGATTATTGCGTTTGACCGGGAGAGGGCGGAACGCCAATCGCCCATGCCCGGCTTCGAGCCCACCGCGCACCCGGAGGTCCCGGCACTATGAGAAAACTGACCTACGTTGCCGGCCCCTACACCGCCCCTACCCGCGATGAGGTGGCCGCCAATGTCGCCCGGGCGGTCGAGTACGGCAAGCAGGTGCTGGCGGCTGGGTTCGTGCCGGTCGTTCCCCACAAAATTACTGAGTTCTGGGACCTGGACGGCCGCTTCGCCGGATACACTCATGGCGACTGGCTGGAAAAATATTGCTTCCCGCTGCTCAAGCAATGTCACGCGATCTTTCTCTATCCCGGCTGGGCCAAGTCGAAGGGTGCCTGTCGCGAATTCGACTTCGCCCTGGAGCACGGGATCCCGGTAGTCCATTCCGTGGAGGAGCTGAAGAGGCTGTTCGGATAAGGAGGCCACTTGCCAAGCCAGACCAGGAATCTTGTCGTCATATCGGATCTTCATTGTGGCTGCCAGACCGGCCTCTGCCCGTCCGGGGGCGTGCTTCTCGATGAAGGGGGCCGTTACCATCCATCGGAAATCCAGAAGAAGGTGTGGGCCATGTGGCAGGAGTTCTGGAGCGAGTGGATCCCCAAGGTAACCCATGGGGAGCCGTTCGACGTCGTGGTCAACGGCGACACCATAGACGGCAGTCACCACGGCTCGACACACCAGATATCACACAACCTGGAGGACCAGGCGCGGATCGCCCTGGAGGTGCTGGAGCCGGTCGTCGCCAAGGCGCAACGGTTTTTCATGGTCCGCGGCACCGAAGCGCACGTCGGAAAAAGTGGCGTTGAAGAGGAGCGGCTTGCCAAGCGGCTCGGGGCACTTCCAAACGCCGCTGGCCAGTACGCAAGGCATGAACTCTGGATACGAGTCGGCAAGGCCCTGGTGCACGCCATGCATCACATCGGCACCACGGGATCGGCGGCCTACGAGTCAACCGCCGTTCACAAGGAACTGACCGAGAGCCTGACCGAGGCCGCCCGCCAGGGGCTGGAGCCGCCTACCGTGATCGTGAGATCGCACCGGCACCGCTCCTTCAAGACTTCGTTTTCGTCGGCCCACGGTGAGATGATTTCCGTGGTCACCGCGGGTTGGCAATGCAAGACCCCCTTTGCTTACAAAATCCCCGGCGGCCGGATCTCGTTACCACAATTCGGCGGCATCCTGATACGGGCCGGGGAAGACGACGCGGCAATCGTGCGGCACAAGGTATGGCATCTACAGCGGCCTACGGTCGAGTGAGGTGAGAATGGCAAACGATATCACGGTAGACGAATGGCTTCGCGAGATATCGCGGCTGGAGTCCGAGGCTTCCAGGAACGATGACGGCTTCACAACGCAGGAACTGGTCGAGTTGACAGGCCTGGGCGAGAAACGGATTGTGAAGTTACTGAAGGCCAGCGTGCAACAGGGCAAGGTCACGTTCGGCACGCGCATAGTGCCGCTGGACTGGGACGGCAGGCGCCGGATATACAAGGTCTACAGGTTCCGAAAGGAAGGTTGAGATGCTGCTACTGAAAGCCAGGCCGCTGCACGGAAGATTGGATTTCAGGGGTCTACCAGTCTCTGTCGAGAACTGGAAACACTCTGCCCGGGCGTGGAAAGATCCCCACAACAACACCGAGGGGATGACCCGCATGCGGTACTCCTACGGCTACATCCGGGGCACCCTTGGCACCGACGGCGACCAACTCGACGTCTACATCGGTCCCGACTGGGACGCTCCCATGGTCTACATCGTTCACCAGATGGCACCGCCTGACTTTACGAGTTACGACGAGGACAAGTGCATGCTGGCCTTCTCGTCGGCCGATGCCGCACGGGAGGCCTACCTGAAGCAATACGATGATCCCCGTTTCTTCGGCTCCATGACCGAGATGCCGTTCGATGAGTTCAAGGAGAAGATCTACCAGTGCAAGGGAAAGATGGTCAAGAGTCACATCCAAGGATACACCCGCCACACCTCAACAGGTCGCAGCGTGTATGTGAGGGAGCACGATGACAAGCGGCAGCCGCATCCGGACGAACCGGTCCGCGAGTTCGGGGCCATCCCCGAGGAGGTGGCCAAGGCAGCGGGCGTCCCGGCGGCCCCGATCCGGCTGGTGCGCGGCAAGCAGTTCGGCGATCATCGAGGCTTCGGCCTGGAGCATATCGCGGTGCAGCACGGCGAGGAGATACGGCAAGCGGGCTATGACAGCGAGGAGGCATTCGTCGAGGACGTGCTGCAGAGCTTCAACGCCGTCTATGATGCCGGCGGTGGTCGGCTGGCACTGGTGTCCGACAGCGGGAAGGAACAGAAGATCCACATCGTCGAGGTCCGCTACTCCAGGGGCCAGAAGTTCTACACGGTGGTAACCGCCTATATTGCGGACCGGCCGAAGTTCAACGAGCGCAAGTACCGGCTGTTGTGGAAGAAGCTGGCGAAGGGGCTGATCGGCTTCCTGGGGCTGGTGAAGGCGACGCTTGGTCTCCGGAAGTCCGGCGAGGCCCTATGCAAACAGGTCGGCGACCAGCTCGGGGTGGACTGGAACGAGGTGGACCTGGACGAGTTCTGCGATGGGATGTTCGTAGAAGAGGAACACCGGGACGTGACCGGCGGCAATGCCGTCACGACGGCGAAGATCGTCCTGGCACACCTCAAGGAGGATCCTCACTACTACACGAAACTGGAAAAGATCGAAAAGGCAATGACGGCGGGAGTGTTCCTGCTGAAGAGGGGGGAGTAATGGCAACCGTAACCGACGGCCTGGTCCGGAATATGAAAGCCGTCAAGGCAGCCGAGGCCGTAGCCTGCAGCGACCTGAAACGGATCGCGAAGATTGCGGAACAGCGACACGACGAGGCCGCGGCAAAGATAGCGGATCTCGATGATCAGCTCAAGGCCGATCCCGGCAACGAAGCCTTGCAGCGGAAGCGTGACGAATACGACCGGGTGCGGTCCGGGCTCTATGCGGCCATTGAGTACGCACGGGGACTGCATGAACAAACTACCGGCGAGCCGCCAACAGAACCGCAACGGCATGATGAACGGGACGTGGACGGGGCGTTCACGAAAAAGCACAGCCTGGGGGGCTTCCTGCGGAAGCTGATGAAAAGGTGAACGCCGAGGCGGTCATCATATCCCGTCACGCCTGGCGGCAGTTCGTGACCAGGCACAAGACCTGGCTCGGGTCGGTGCCGGCATGTCCTAACGGCACGTTGCGGCGGCTGCTATCGGTTGCCCAGCCGGAAGACCTTGGAGGCGGCGCCGTACTGCGGCTGCTGGATAATGGGATGATGCCGGTCCGTTACTACACGGCCGAAGGGTGGCGGTTCGTGGTGAATGAGGCGGGGACGTACCTGTTGACCTGTGAACGGGTGATCCATCGGAAGCGGAAACTGGTCAAGAAGAAGGCCAGGAGAAGATAAAAAGAGGGGGGGCGACCTCCTGGAGTCAATCCCCCCCTAAGCTGCAAATCTACTGCTGATTGCATTGCAAATTTCATTAACTTGACATAATCTTTGTTATCGGTCGTTACGGGTATACCCGATTTTGCTCCCGTTTTCGACCGGTCGGGCCTGCAATAAGAACCGCTCCTGGTGGGCGGTTATCTCCCGGCTGAGGTTCTCCAGGGCCGTCATCAACTCCTCGTCGTCCATGCCGAGGTGCGTTGCCCCCGGCAGAATTTCATTGTCGATTTTCGTCTTCACCTCGTCCAATGTCAACCACAACTTTGCGAGCTGTTTCGACTGTTCCACTGTTTTCACCTCCTCCTAAAATAGTTGCCATTTGGGAACGTGTTTGCTATGATGCAAAAGTCATTTTCACCTTTCCCGGTGATTGGGCCGTTCCCTGGAGACGGCCCTTTCTTTTTGCGGAAAGCCTTTACCTTTTATTTCATATCGGTCACCTCCTCTCGTTTCTTGAAAAAGTGCGGCCCCTCCTATGGAGGAAAGGAGCCGCGAACAATCTACCTTCCCCTACGCCGCCTTGTCCAGCCAGATGGTAACCGTGTTTACGTTCGTCCCGCTTGCCTTGAAACTCCCCTCCGGATTCCGCTCATACCCTCCCCTCTTCTCAAGGAAGATCCGGAACTCCCGGGCCAGCTTCGTCTCCCGGAACAGCACCCCTGCGCTCATGACGGATACCAGCCTGCCGGCGGGCTTCAGACAGCGGAAGGCATGCGTCACATGTTCGATATCCTGCTGCCGGGCAAAGGGCGGGTTCATCACCACCCGGTCATAACGGGCCGCCGGTTTCAGCTCCAGGAAGTTCCCGCAGATCACCTTGACGAATCCCTTAGACGCCAGGAGCGAGGCGTTTTCCTGTTGGAGCTCCACGCAGTCAACCCCCAGATGCCCGACGATGCCGGCCGCCAGATCCGCAAGCCCCCCCTCCCCTGCCGACGGTTCGAGGACCGCATGGCCGTTGCGGATGTCCGCGAGATCGATCACTTTCTTGGCCAAGGGCGGCGGTGTCGGGAAGTAGCCGAGATCCTGCTGCGTGGTGATTTCGCCAGTTAGCAGCACGTGTTCCAGCTTGTCGGTCGGGTCTTCCTTGAACACGTGGCCCTGGACCGTGCGGTCCCACTTCCCTTTCATGGAGCCCAGGATCTTGTTCACGGCCAGGTAGTCTTTGCGGTCCAGCTGGCCGCAGTTGAGAAAAATCACGTTGCCTTCCACGGTGACCCGGCTGAGGATAGCCAGGGTCTTTTCGTCAATTTTCGCCATGGGGTTCTATTCTCCTTTCGCTTTGGCTTTCTGCCGCAACCGCCTTGCCCGCTCGATAACCGCATCAAGTGTCAGGCCGGTTATGCCCGAATGGTGCTGAAGGCATCGGACCAGGTTTTCCAGCACCTCAAGAAGTTCCGGTGCTGCGGCTATCAGGTTGGCGTTGGCCTCTGTTTCTCCCTTCAGGTCTCGTATTACTGCTACTCCACGCTCTGCGCCCCAAATAATGCCGTATTGATTGCCATGCGTCGTAATTGTCCACGGTCCCGGTGTATGTCCCATCCCCCTACCCTCCCCTGTTCGCTTTCTGCCGCAACCGCCTTGCCCTCTCCTTTGCCCCCTGGTGGCGCACATGGGACCGCTTCGGTTTGGGCAGTCTCGGTGTAGGCGGTTCCATAAAGACACCGGCCCCCGCTCCTCCCGCCATTGCCATTGCCAGGGCACTTACCAACCTATTTACCGGATTCGCTAGAATTGCTACCCTGCTGACTGTTGACAATTTTCTTCCCTCCTCTGAATGAGAATCTGCCACTTCCGCGGCAGTGTGGTTGCCGTGTACTTCTGGACGATTTCGCAGTCCCCCTTCCCTACCCTCTCCCGGGCCGTAAATAGAAACGGCCGCTTCGGGCGCCGGTATTCCGCCAGGATGTCATCACCCAGCACCGCCAGACACAGACCGTGATGGACCTTGTTGTCATCATCGTAAAACCTGACCGCTTCCCCCGGCTTCATTGCAGCGGCCCGAAGGTCTCGGTCAGCCATTGGCCGATGCTGGCATTCTCGACGGTGATTACCACGTCATGGACCCTGCCTGGCTCGTCGTGCAGTTCGAAGTCGATGGCGTAGTGTTTCGCCAGCGGCCACGGGAAGCGGCGACCGGTTGCCGGGCACAGCGGAATGTAGACGATTTCCCGGTACGTGACCGTTGCCGTCTCCCGCCGCTCCCTTACACCCCCAGGAGCCACTGGACGAATCCGGAGGCCAGAAACAGCAGGCCGAGAACCGAAACCTGTTTCCGTTCCTGCATTTTCTCCCACTTGATCATCGCAGCCAGGTCGCGGCAGTCCTGCGGAAGTCTTGACATATCGTTCTCTCCTTTCCGCCCGCTTCAGGGCGGCGTGCTGGAAATGCTGGTGAATGGCTATTGCGAGCCAGCGGACAATTTCTTTCATCTCTTTCCCTCCCGAAGATATGAGGAAACCAGCAAAAAATGATGCACCCCGTTTGGTTTGTCACACATGGTTGATATACCACACACTTTAGACAGGCGCAAGCGGAAAATATAATTGTTGACAATTCAACATTTTATAGATATATGTTCAGCAAATTACCAGAAAGGGGGAAGCATGATAATCAGCGTCATCAACAACAAGGGCGGTGTCGGGAAGACGACGGTGACGGTCAACCTGGCGCACGCCCTGGCGAATCGCGGCAAGCGTGTGCTGGTCATCGACCATGACCCACAGTCAAACGCCACCTCCCGGTTCGCGCCAACCAGGGAAGAGCCCCACACCATTTATAACATGTATGCGGACGGCATCTCCGGCAAGGACTGCATCTATTCCACCTTCTACGCAAACGTGCATATCCTTCCCAACCGATCCACGACCGCCACCCTGGAAATCGACATGTACCAGAACGCCAGGGAAAACTACTGGCGGCTGCGGGACAACGTTCGTGAGCTGGCCTGCCGGGATTATGATGTAACGCTCATAGACTGCCCCCCTACCCTCGGCCTCTGGGTCATCCAGGCCCTTGTCGCCAGCGACTGCGCGATCATCCCCATCGAGTGCGGAAGCCGCGACAGCATTGACGGCTTCATTGCGGCCTATGATGCGATCAAAGCCATCACGAAACGGGTGAATCATGACCTCCGCTTCCTGAAGGCGGTCATCAACAAGGTGGATCTGCGGACCTCCATCGGTCGCGTCAGCGTGGAGCAGATCCGGCGCGAATTCGGTGACAAGGTTTTCCAGACTACAATACCGGTCAATACCGATATCCAACGAGCTGAAGCGTACAGAGAAACGGTGCTCAAGCATGCGCCGGAAAGCAACGGCGCGAAGCGGTTCAGGTTGTTGGGTGACGAATTGATCGAGGTCCTGGGGGTCTGATATGGTCAGGAGCCGCAGCACCGGCATAGACGATATGCTCGGCAAGATATTCGACGAACCGGCCATCAAGGAGACCATGGCGTCGCTGCATGATATGTAAGGGAAATGATGCACCTGAAGGAAGTTTACTTTAAGGTTGCGACAGAAAGCGTCAGTTTTCCATGAGTCCGCGCCTGCGTACTTCTGCGAGCAATTCTTCATCGCTGAACGCTGCCAGCGGATTCTCGGCAGGAGGAGTTGCCTGCCGTTCGTCCCATGCTTTCCTGGCCTCCTTAGCATCGCACTCGTATATGGAGCCGTCAAGCCTGACCACGCCCCAGTTGGCTTCCGTGTTGCCGCCCCGATTATCCTTCTGCCCCCAGCGGATTACGTCGCCCGGTTCCGCCTCGATCTCGGCCTCACCGGCCCCGCCGTTTCGTGCATCGCCCAAGTAGCCACCCCAGCGGACTTCCGGCTTGCCGCCGGTAGGCCAGGAGGTAACGACCGCAATCCAGGGCTTCCCGTAGCGGCGATGATTGTAACTGGCAAAATCTATGGCTACTCGCATGATTCAACCCCCTTTCCCTTATGCTTTACGTTGCGGTCATACGGCGCTTTCTTTCCCCTCGGCGGCAGAAATATTATCACGTTTTTCATGTGTTGTCTCTCCTTTCTGAGAAAGTATTGAGAAAAGAAAAGCGGGGCGTCTCCACCCCGCATCTATAGAAGGAAACCTGCAGAAAATGATGCACTAGCCAAAAGAGTCGCTCAACAAACCCACTTTCTGGCAAAGCTCAATAAGGGCTTTCCTTGGGGTTTTGTGCCATTGCGTGTCATACCACTTGTCTTTCTTCCACAAAGCTACGATGGCGTATTCTTTCCGGCGGGGATGCACTTCAAGTTCCCATCGGTATTCGCCCCGTGCGGCTTGCAATTCCTGCTGTATCTGTTCGAGCACTTGCCGTACCTGCGCCTGACTGCTTATGAATCCGATGGCCTGGTCAATTCCGTGCCGGATGTATTTACTGCCCCTGCATGTGACGGTGAACTCTTTCATGCCACCTCCTCCCTATTCCTCGATCAGTTCGATTTCTTTCACGCTGTACCGGTAGATGGTCATCTCGTTGTTGAACCTGGTGCAATACTTCTCTGCAACCTCGCTGGTGGCGAATTCGAGCGTGGTCCCGTTGGGGAACTTGATCTGGTAGGCTTTCATGGCGTTCTCCTCTACGGCCCGGCCGGGCCGTTCCTGTAACCTTCGCAACCGATCACATAGCCGCCGTCCTTGGCATAAAACACCGGAGCGCAGGCGGTGAAGAAGTCGATTGCCTTGACCGTGATGTCCAGTTCGTTGGCCGTGACAAAGGCGTGAATCGGCGCCTTCCAGTCTGCCGGGTCGCACACCTTGTTGAAGGCCGCTTCCAGGTCGCCGCGGGTGATGCCTGGGTAGACTTCGATCTTGTTGAGGGCCGCGCGTTCTTCTTCGATTGTCGGGATATGATTTGCCATGGTCATTACCTCCGCAGTGTATTTTTGATTCGTTCGTCCCGGATAACGTGGAGCGCCTTGCCAGTGGCTTTTGCCGTCGCATAGTTCAGTTGGTCAATACCCAAGGCCGTCGTTACGTCGAACGGGCCGTAGAGGGCGTTCATCTCGTTCACCACCTGCCAGTACGCATCGCTCATCAATTGTCGTCTGGCTTCATTGTCTGCGGCCTTTACGGCAGCATTTGCCCGACGCTTTGCCTCTTTCGCCTCGTCAACCAGGATGTAACCCAGACCGTTGCACTGGAAACAGACCGTACCCCGCGTAGGATGGAAGCTGAACCTGCCAGAACCGCCACAACGCGGACATGTCTTGCGACTCCGCTTTGCCATGGTGACACCTCCGAGAAGTAGTCGGGGAGGGCTTCCCTCCCCGCAACTATGTAAGGAGACCAGGGAAAAATGATGCACTGGAACGAGTTGTCACGAGTGGCCGGCCAAACACCCCGGGCACACAAAGAGCCAGGCCGTTACGCCGCCAACTGGTTGAGGCTGCCGCACATGCTGCGGATCTTTTCCTTTGCCGCCTCAATGTGCGTTTCCAGCCGCCGTAACTCGTTTTCCCGATCGAGCTTCAGCTGATTGAGAGCCTTGATCCGGGCCTCGGCATCCTTCAGGTCTTCCTTCTTCGCGGCCAGGTCCTTTTCCATGCAGTTCAGGTAACCAACCAGGTCCGGCATGAAGTCGCTTCGCATGTCGGCTTCCAGGGCCGGAAGCAATGCGAGGATGGCCGGTCCCAGATAGGAATTTTCGCCGAGCTTCTTGGCGGCGGTCTCGAGGATCTTAATCTCTTCAGCTTTTGCGTACATGGATCACCTCCGGGTAGTTGTCAGAGTAGTAGTTGGGGTCGTAAGACTTGACGCTGGAGAAGTGGGCGGCCAGTTCTTCGAGCCGCCGCTGCTGCCAGTTGTTGCGGCGGTCCAGCTTCGCAAGGTAGGAGTATTCGCCGCACAGATTCGCTTTTCGGAGAAAGCGGGCGGCATCGGGGTGGGACTTTTCAAACGCGAACCAATCGGTCGTCGAGACGAACTGGGTATTCATGGGAGGGCTCCTTTCTATTTTCGATTTCCGTTTTCTCCCCACGTATGGAGAAGGAGACCACAAAAAAATGATGCACCTGGCCCTAAACTGTTTGATACGCCACACAATATGTGGTTTTCTTATAGCATACGAAGGAGCCAGCGTGTCAGAAAAAACTGTCAGAATCCCCTATTTGCTGCGAAAGAGCAGGGGCGGACACGACGCGCCGGTCCTGAAGCGTGAGGACTTCCCGATCCGGTTTCTCCACTCCGGACGCCTGTACCAGGTGAACGTAACCAAGGCTGGGAAGGTCATCATGACGGCTGAATAGAAAACCCCCGGAAAGGGAGGGGGCAAGGACGAGACCCGACGGGGCCGCACCCCAACCCCTCCCGACGCTAAAATTACATATCGTGCGCTTGCCGGAGTGAGCCACGGCCGAAAGGCCGGAGCCAGCAAAGGTAGAGGCGGTTTACGGATTTTCCGTAGCCGCCTTTTTGCGTTTTGAGGCCCATGGAACATACGGAAGAGACATTCGAGACGCTGTTCGAGACCCCTGTTGAATTCCTGGAGAAGTCCATTGAAGAGGGCAGCCAGGGGAAACGGTGCGTCAAGGGCGTCATGTCCACGGAGCGCGAGGACCACGACGGGGAAAGCATCCTTCAGAAGGGGCTGGACTGCAGCTACCTGATGGAGAGCGGCTATATCAACTACGACCACCAGCGGCGCATTGTCGCAGGAGCCAAGGTCCCGATCATCATCGGGTATCCCACGGAGCTGGAACGGCTTGAGAAGTCCACCATCCTGGCCGGAGAACTGCTCCAGGGTGACCCCATGGCATCGGAACAGATGCGGCTCGCCAACGAGATGTGGGAACTCGGAATGGCCCTGCAGAAGGCAGGCGGAGCCCGACGACTGGCGTTTTCCGTGGAAGGTCCGAAGCCGGAGAGGCGCGGTAACAAGATCGTCAGGGCCAGGGTGCACCACGTTGCCCTCACCCACAAGCCGGTCAATGCCGATTGCAGCGTGGAACTGTTTGCCAAGTCGTTGTGCTGCGGCCGCTGCAATCCCGATTCAGCCGAATTCAATCCCGCCCACGTCTGCTGCAGCGGGAACAAGCACTATGAGTTCCAGGACGGCTTGCCACACCTGATGGCGGTCATGGAAAAGGCCCTGGCCACCACCAATAGCGGTCCGGCCATGACCGAACGGACCTCGCCGCTGATGAAGGAGAACCTGGATCGCGGACTGACTACGGTCCTCTACGGCGACACGCCATGCACCACTCACTACGACCTGAACGGTCGTTTCCATAAGGGTATCGAGGGAGCCTACAACCACATGACCGGCTGCCTCGGATATTCCGGTGACGAAACACGGAAATTACTGAAAGCCCTCATTACGGGCGCAAAAAAGAACCACGAACTGGCCGCCCTGATACGAGCCGCCGGTTTCGTCCGGTGAAAGGGAGGATCTGCGAGATGCCGAAGACCAAAGAAGAGCTTTTGAGAGAGATCGAAGAGGCCAACGCCCAGCTTGCCAGCCTGGAGAAGTCCGAGAAGGAAGGCCAGGCTGACCCCATCGAGGAGCTGATGAAGGCCATCGAGGAGTTCGAGGGGCTGCAGAAGTCCGAAGACGGGGATGGCGATGACAAGGGCGGCGATGGCGATGATGGAGGAGACGGTGGCGACGATAAGGGCGGGGATGGCGATGGCACCAAGAAATCCCTCGAAGACATCGAAGGCCTGGAGCAGGAGCTGGTCAAGGCCTCCGAAGAGTACGCCAAGCTCTGCAAGTCGGTCCAGGATTTTGGCACCGGCACCGGCGAGCGGCTCGACACCCTGACTGCCCGCATGGACGGCGTTGCCGGTCTGGTGGCAGGGGTCAGCAAGGCCGTCGTCTCCCTGGCCAAGTCCATGAAGGAATTCGGCGAGCAGCCCGGCGCGGCTTCCAGGGCGCATCTCGGCGTTGACGGCGGCCGTCAGCAGGACACCGACAAGACCGGCACCAGCAAGTCCGAAGCCAGGATGCTCCTCAAGAAGGCCATCGACGATGGCGACGACGTTGACCCCCGGCTGCTCGGCAGGGTTGACGTGCACGGAGTCGGCGCCATTCCGGAAGATATCCGCGCAAAGTACGGGATCAAGCTCGCCAGTGCTTAATTGCGCCTGAAGTGTTTGGTTTCTCACACATATTCAATCGTTTCCGAACAGGAGGTAGAAAGTGAAAAAACACAGAGTTTTCAGCTTCGACGAGCTCTGCAAGTCGCACCAGCTGGATTATACCGGCGACGAGGTCGTTGCGGCCATGCAGAAGTCTCTGACCACCACCAACAGCGGCCCGATCACCGTTCCCCGTACCTCTCCGCTGATGCTGGAGAACATGGACGGCCTGATGACTGAAGTCCTGCTGACCGAGCAGCACTTCAAGCTCTTCAACTCCATCCAGCGCGTTCCGTCCGCCGGTCCGTACTTCGAATGGAACCGCCATACTTCGTTCGGTACCCGGCGCGGCTCCATCGGCTTCGCTGAAGGCGGCGGGCCGAAGGGCGGAACCTCGGCGTTCAGCCGTCACGGGGTATACAACAAGTACCTCGGCGTCCGTGGGGGCCTGACCCACCAGATGCTGGTCTCCGGCCAGAACGGCGGCACCGTTGAGGATCCCGAGACCCGCGAGAATCACGACCGGGCCATGGAGCTGTTCGAGCGGCTGGAGCGTGAAATCATCTTCGGCAACAAGGCCATCAAGGACGGTTCCGGCAACGAGGTGCATTTCGACGGTCTCCTCACCCTGATGGCAGCCCAGAACGCGGCCAACATCATCGACAAGCAGGGCGCTCCGCTGACCTACGAAGACCTGGACAACGCCACCGTCAAGCTGGTCAAGGACGGCAAGCAGATCTCGGTGGACGGCTACACCTCCTATATGTCCGTGCATGTCACCGAAGGCCTGAACAAGATGTATCAGGACCGGAACATCATCCGCGAGTCCAAGGGAGGCTCCAAGACCGCTTCGTATGTGCCCGGCTTCCGCGTTCCGAGCTACGACACCCAGTTCGGCACCATCGAATTCGAGCACACCCTGATGCTCGAAGAGATCAAGGACTCCGCCCCCCTGGCGGCTGCCGACAGCGGAGCCCCGGCGGCCCCGGCCACCTGCACCACGGCCGCAGCCTCTGACGCCACCTCCAAACTGGCCGCCGCCACCTACTACTACACCGTGGCGGCCTTCAACGATTCCGGCGAATCCCTCGGGCTCACCACCGCAGGCCAGGCCATCACCGCCGGTCAGAAATGCACCCTGACCATCGCCGACACCACCGGCGCTACCGGCTTCCGGGTCTATCGCGGGCTCCAGTCCGACGGCTCCGACGCCAAGTGGATCGGCCGCGTGGCCAAGGGAACCACCACCACGACCTTCGTCGATCAGGGCGGCTGGATGACCGTCGATTCCAGCGGCGGCGAGCAGAACGGCATGGCGGTCATCATCAAGCCGGATCCCAGGGATCTGGTCATGAGCCAGATGGCCCCGCTGATGAAAATGCCGCTTCCCCAGTCGGAGACCACCTTCCCGTTCCTCCTGCTGCTCTACTGCGCCCTGGTCCTCAAGGCACCGGAAAGGGTGATGATCTACAAGAACTGCGGCAAGTACACCCCGGCGTAATCTGCCGGCCGTGAATAGCGACGGGGAGGAGCGAACCTCCTCCCCGTATTTTGATCAAGGAGGCACCACATGTCCGGAAACATCACCGTTTGCTCCATCCATCGCGGCCCCATCAATGTCACCCGCAGGAACGACAAGCAGGAAAAGGTAGTCCTGGAACCGACCGGCAGGATCGAGGGCGGCAGCGAGGTCTTCATCGCCAAGGTCGACGAGGAACTGGCCGGAATTCTCCTGGACGGCATCGGCAGGCCCCACTACTGGTCGCCGGGCGCAATCGAGCTGACCAGCGAAGATCTGAAGCCCGGAAATCCGACAGCGCCCGCACAGCCCGGAGGCGGGGAAGGTGGCATCACCGTCGAGACCTACGGCGAGTATGGCAACCACCTGAAGTTCGTTGCCGCCGTCAACAAGTGCGCGGATCCCGCCGTCCTGAAGGGCCTCTACGACCTGGAAGCGGGTGGCGAGAACCGGGAGAAGCGGCTTGCCGTCATCCTGGCCCGGATCGACGCCGTGACCGGTGAGGAAAAAACCCCGGACGCCGAACCGGCCGCGCTCACCGCTGAAACCTACGGCACCCTGGACGGCGAGGAATTGGCCGCAGCCATCGAGGCCTGCACCGACGCCGCCCTGCTGATGGAGCTTATCGCCGCCGAAACCCAGGGGGAAAACCGGGAGGAGCGCGTCGAACTTCTGAGCGCCCGGCTCGAAGCCCTGCAGCAGTAACATGGACCGGATAGTCCTTGCGGACTGCTCCAGCGAGCAGGTCCGGGCCTTGATTGAGGAGCACAACAAAATGGTAGAGATTGTGCGCAAACTGGCCCTGAAGTCCATGGGGCTGCCATTTACCGAATCCCCGGCGTTTCCCCGCCGGATAGTCAAGGAGGAATAGCCCGTGGCAAGAGGAACGAGGAAATTTTACAGTAAGACGGCCCCCGCCAATTCGGAACAGGCGGCTTTGCGGGCCGAGTTCAACAAGCTGGCCGCCGAAGTGACCGATATCCAGACGAAAATGACCGCCCTGCTGGCGAAACTGGATGACGACGCGACCGTGACCGACACCGACTATGAGGCCACCTGTGCCCCGGCAGCTGCTACCGCCAAGACCGTAACCTAATGATAACGGCCCTCCAGGTCATAACGAACCGGGACGAATACTCCCGGTTCGAGTCCGGCCGCTCCGTGGTAAAGGCGCGGGTGATCCCGACCCCCGCCACGGCCCCGGACGAAACGGTGACGCTCAACCTGTGCCGGAAGTCCGGCCACGTCCTGGCGACCCGTACCGTTACGTTCGGTACCGGGGAGTATCCGAAGGGTACGGTCGTGGAATTCGACCTCCCGGCCATCGCCGACGCCGCTGGGATCCCGACCGTAGTTTCCGGCGACTACTACCTGGAGGCGGAAACAGCTACCGTCACCTCCCCGCGGCAGTCGTTCACCGTGTCGCTGATCACCGTGGACGAGATGCGGCGGTCCTACTGCAAGGGGCTCCCCATGAAGGCGGGTGAAGTCCTCGCAGCCAAACGGCAGCCGCGGGCCGTGACCGGCATCACCATCACCGGGGTATCTGACAACAGCTTTCCAGGCCTTTACCCGCTGATTTTCAATCAGACCGACGGCACGTTGCAGTGGGGGGGTGGCCTGGCCGTGGAGCTCGACCCCTCGGTTACCGACGAAATCCTTCCGGCGGAAGACGGCTCATACATCGAAGTCACTATTGACCACTTTGATCTCCCTGCGGCCGATGCCTCGGAGACCATCATCATCGATCAGGAGGAGATCCCGGACGAGACGATCCGGGGGGAGATCCGGAAGGCGGCCAAGGAGATCGAACACCGCTACATCCGCTCCTTCCTGGAGCCGATGCGGATCGCCACCGATCCGTACTTCGCCAGCCCCGCGGCCGATGAATACTTCGACGCCAAGGCGCAGTCGGCAGCCTTCTACCGGGGCGAGATCTTCAACTGGCAGGCCAAGACCTGGCATATCTCGCTGCCGTACCAGTACGTGCACCAGGTTTCAGAGATCACCGGCTGGTTTGGGGACGCGCAGAGCCTGACCGTTTCCAGCGGGGTCCCGAAGCTGAATGTAAAGCAGGGGACCATAGATATCCTGCCGAAGAACAGCGAGTACTCCTACATCATCACCTTCTTTGCCCAGCTGGACATGTGGGGCATCCGGGAGTACATCGCTGACTTCTGGCGCTACAAGGCGATCTCCGGGCTGCTCACGGTCGAGGCCGACGTACTGAAGGCCATCGGCTACGAGGCGGCCATTCCGCTCCTGACTATCGCCGGGCAGGCGTACCGGGGGGGGAGGGCGTCCGAGTCGATCAGCAAGGACGGGGTGTCCCGGTCCGCATCGTATGGCAACGGCTCGGTGTACGGGGCTTCCATCAAGGAGTACACGGACTGGCTTGACCGGAACCGCCAGTCTATCGGCAGCCGTTACCGCGGCATGATGACGGTGACGCTGTGAGCCCGATCCCGGTATCGGAAATAAACCGGTTTACCCGGGAAGAAGGGGAGAAAGTCAAGCACCTGATCGGGATGCGCTGCTTCTGCATCCGACCGGACGGGCAGCCGGACCCCAACTGCCGCCAGCACGAAAACGGCGGCTGGTTGTACAAGGACGAGAAGATCATCACCGGGATCGTGACCGGAGTGAATTTTCACAAGGATCTGATGGAGACCGGGGCGTTCATTCCTGGTGACTGCGTGTTTTCCCCGCAGGCGGGCGTCGTGGTCTCCGAGATGGACAAGATCATCTTTACCTGGCCGGAGGTATACGGACCGGGCGAGGCGGTCATCCGGGGCGGCGAGGACGGCGACACGCTCTACTACCAGCCGGTCAAGGCCCTCTACTGCGTGGACGAGGACGGCATCCGCTACTACCAGGACAAGGACTTCCGGTTTGAGGGAAAGCGGATCGTCTGGACCTGGGACGGAAAACCTGCCGACGGGACGCTCCCGGCCACCGGCTGGCGCTACACCATTAAGTACATGGCCTATATCGAGTGGATAGCCTTCGTCCCGCCGGTTACCCGCCGGAGCCACAGCAAGGATATCAGCAACAAGGTCATCCTCCGCAAACGGCACATCTTCGAGGGGTAGATGGAAAACCTGAACGCAGCACTGGACACCGCCACGCAGTTCCTGATGGATACCTGGCGCCAGGTTGTGCAGGGGACCTATCCGGGCGGCCCTGAGCTCCACTTCGAGACCATCAAACAGCGCCGGGACTACCTGGACAGCATCACCCTCGGGAAGAATCTGGACATGCCGGAAGCGGGCCGCTGGGAACGGACCGTAATCGCCACCTCAAAGATCTCGGAGGATATCGAGAAGGGGAGGGGGCCGTGGGACATGAAGCCGATGCTTTTGGGCGGTCCCAAGGCGCGTCTCGGCAAGAACGGGAACATGTACAACATCATCCCGTTCCGGCATGGCACCGTGGAGCGCGAAAACTCCCAGTTCAGGCCCATGCCGAAGGACATCCTGGAGAAGGCTCGGGCGCTTACGCCGACCCTAGCCGGGACCAGGATCGTGATGAACCACGCCACGGGCAAGATGGGCAACCGTGCCGCAATCGTGCAGTACGGCCAGCGACTGACCGGGACGGAAGAGCAGTATCCGCGGCGGACCAAGACCTTCTACTACGAGCAGAACGGGGTGCTCAAGAAAGGCTCCTACACCCACAAGGCTGGGATTTACGAGGGGATGATCAAGGTCCAGGCCAGTTACGGGAAGAAGACGCAGAGCCAGTACCTGACCTTCCGCTGCGTATCCGATGCCTCAAACCCCATGAGCTGGTGGCATCCCGGCAAGAAGGCACAGCCGCACATCCAGTTCGTGCTGGATAGCTGCCGGCCGACCATCGAACGGAAACTGACGGAGGCGGCGCAGCTGGACATGATCAACCTCAATAATATTTCCGTCGGCATGACGATCTCGGTGTCCTGATATGGCGTTTCCGAACGTTGACAAGTTTCTGGTCAAGTGGTTCCTGCAGCGGTTCGAGGAAGTGCAGCTCGACCTGGAGCGGTTCGTCGAGGATACATTCAACGACCTGGAAGCGGAGACCGAACAGGTGGAAATCATCACCTACCTGACCGAGACCACTTTCACCGACAGCGTGCAGGACCGCGAGGAGGGCAAGCGGTTCGCCTACATCCTGCCGCACTACCCGGTTGCTGAGGTCAATTTTCCGCAGATAGCAATCTCGCTCGGCCAGGAGAACCAGTCGGACAAGTTCCTCGGGGATGCGACCGGCGAGAGCTTCCCAGTGACCGATGATGACGGCAATATCGTCGCCTTCGACGTGCAGAAAGGATACCTGGCGACTGCCACCTGGCAGATCGACGTGGTGTGCGGGACCAAGGACGAGGCGATCTGGTTGTCCCGCTGCTGCCAGCGGTTCATCTGCGAGGCCCTGGACGAGCTGGACCAGATAGGCGCGAACGAGATCAGCATCTCGCTGGCGGATCTGAAGTTGGACGACAAGGCCATGATGCAGCCCATGACGGTGTTCAACCGGGCCATCAGCATCAGCGCCAAGGTTGCGAATACCTGGCTGAAGCGGGTACCGGCGTACACCTACCGGACCGGAAACAACGTGGCCCTCGACGGGCCGTGAGGAGAATCACATGGCGAAGAAAGAAGTTGAACCGGCCGAATACCCGATAACCGTTGACGAGTTTATCGGCGGGGCCAGGCAGGTGGAAATGGCGGCGGCGTTCCGCTCCCTGATGAAAGGGGAAGGGCAGATGCTCCGCGACGAATGGCAACGACTCTATGAACTGTTCCAGACCAAACCGGTTGACATGCCGTGGGTGGAATGGATCCAGAAAAAAGGAGGTAACTGACAGTGGGCAAGGGAATCCTCTGGAACGGAAAGTATTTCGTGCTGCCGCAGGCGGCGTCCCGGATCGACTCCTCGGCGCTGAACGCGGTCCAGCTCGGGAGCGACAACAAACTGGCGATCCTCGGCACCATGACCGGGCTTCTGGCGCCGAAGACAATCACGAGGGTAAGCACGCCGTCCCTGGCGAGCATGCTGATTCATCCCGACTGCGAAGAGGCCAGGCTGGCGGTGCAGCTGGCATTTTCGCCGTCACCGGGCGAACCGGGAGCCAGCGAGGTGATCCTGGTTCCGGTCAACCCGTCCGTAAGGGGTACGGCAACCTTCGGCACCTCCTACACCGCCACGTCGCACATATATGGTCTGCCAGCCAACCAGGTGAAGGTCAAGCAGGAAAACGGCACCACCACCGGCAAGAAGGTGACCGTAGCCTACATGACCGAGACCGAGACCTTCGACAACCTGACCCGCTCGGTGTTTTCCATCCAGTACACCGGGGCCGGTTCAGCAGCAACCATGACCATCAACGTGGCCGCTGCCACGCACCTCCTGACCACGACGGTTACCGGAGCGGCCGACAATCTGAGCCTGGATCTCCAGATCTACAACACTATCCGGAAGCTGGTTGATGCCGTCAACGCCACCGGCAAGTATACCGCGACCATCCTGTGCGATCAGCCGGATCTCGAAGTCCCGCTCAACATGGACAACGTGACCGCCCAGGACGTGAAGACTGCGGCCTATACCGTCAAGAGCGACCTCCAGGCCATCATCGACACGGTGAATCTGAAATCGGCCTATGTGGTGCTTGCAAGGGTAACGGACGCCACGGCGGCCCCGGCCAACTTCGCCTGGACGTTCCTTTCCGGCGGGGCCAACGGGACGATCACCAATAACGACTGGCAGGAGGCCTTCGACCTGCTCAAGACCACGCAGGTCAATTTCATCGTTCCCCTGTCGAACAGCTCCTCCATCCACACCATGGGAGACGCCCATGTGGCCTGGATGAGCGGGCCGAACGGCAAGAGCGAGCGGCGGCAGTTCGTTGGCGGCGCGTTGCAGAGCTGGGCCAACGAGAGCGCCCGCACCACGGCAATAGCGGCCATCAAGACCGCCATCAAGGCGCTAAACTCCGACCGCAGCTACCATGCCTGTCTCGGCTCCTACCATTACGACCCGAACGGGGTGTTGAAGCTGTACCCGGCCTACATCACGGCCAGCATGTACGCCGGGATTGCGGCCGGCGGATCTCCTGTCAAGCCGTTGACCCGCAAGTATCTCCGCTGCTACGGGCTGGAGGTGGAACTGCGGGTGGCGGAAATCGACGAGATCCTGGAAGCAGGCGGCATGGCCCCGATTCCGGATAACGTCCAGGGGGCGGGGTATGTCGTTTCCAGACAGGTGTCCACCTGGAGCCAGGACAACGACCTGTACCGGATTGAGTTTTCCGTCGGACGGGGAGCGGACTACATCGCCGCTGAGGTTCGCAGGCGGCACGAACTCCTGGTGGGACAGCCCGGCGACGAGCTGATGGATCTCACCATCATCAACCTGACCAACGCCGTGTTGCAGACCGCGAAACGGGACGGCTACATAAGGAGCTACGATCCCAAGAAGACCCAAATTCGGGCCGACGGGACGATCCGTTACGTGGACTACTCGGCAGACCCGGTGCTTCCGATCAACTGGATCTTCGGAACGTATCATGTCGGGATGGTCAGTTTCGTTCTGTAACCTGAGTGTATGGTGAACCACCAACCGGCCCCTGCGGGGGCCGTTTCCGGAGGACAAGATGCCCAACCTTAATACCATGACCGGCAACCGGGCGATTGTGAAGCTCGGCGGGGTAGCGGTCGCAATCGGCTTCATCCAGAACGTGAACGTCAATGACGACTTCGGCCTTCAGGACGTCGACGGCCTTGGTGAAGAGGAGTCCGTGGAGCTGGTGACGGGCAAAGTCTCGCACAGTATCTCCATGTCGAAGCTGTTTCCCTACAACAAGAAGCTGACCGACCTCGGCTACGTGCCGGAGAAGGCGAACTACTTAATCGGCAACGAGTTCGAGATCGAGATCCTCGACAAACTGGGCCAGAAGACGCTGGAACTCTATACCGGCGCCAAGGTGGCCAGCTACGGCAGGTCATACGGTAAACACGCGGTCTGCATGGAAGACGTGCAGTTCCGTGCCATCCATAAAGAGGTCTGACGCAACGAACGAGAAAGGCCGCTTCGGCGGCCTTTACCTTAAAGCCCCAGGAGGCCCCAATGCAGCAGCACCACACCTTCAGCATCGAGCAGACCATCAACCCCGTTACCGGCGAGCCGTTCGGCCAGAAATACGGCGGCAGCTTCCAGGTTCGCCGGCCGTCCATCGCGGATCGCCGCAACATCGCGTTGAAAGAGGCTGCCATCCGCAACACCTTCGGCACGGTCAACCCCGGCCAGGTAACGCCCGGCCTGGATTTCGTCACGTACATTGAAATCTACGTCAACACCGTCTCGGAACAACAGCCGCCCGCCTGGTTCAACCTCGCCACCATGTTCGACGAAAGCGACGAGGCCGCCATGGGCGCGGTATGGGACGAGGTGCAGAAGTTCGTAGACTCCTTTCGCAGCGGAAAAGCTGGCGGACCTGGCGCAGGAGGAGGCGAGTAGCCTTCGGTTCTGGTTCCGGCAGCATTACCAACTGTCGCCGAAAGACTCCCGTTTTCTGGCGATGACCGACGAGGAGATCGCCGTTGAGTACGAGGCGTTTCTATGCGCCAAGGGTGAGCCCCGGAAAGAGTGCCCGAAGTGCGGCCTGGCGACGTTCCGCGATCAGTGCCCGCGCTGTGGCCCCGAGTCGGAAGAGGCCCCGCCGCTGACCGGCGACAAGGAAGTTGACGAGTTCCTGGCCTTGACCGCGGCCGGGAAGGATGCCAGCGAGGCATGGGAGAAGTTGACCGGCGGCGGGTTTGAGCCGGTACCCAGGGAGTAATTTCAAGATATGTCCCTTTCTATTGGATTACGAGTCGATGCCGCACAGGTCAAGCAAGCCAAGAGGGATTTGGAGTGGCTGAACAAGACCGCACGCGAAACCGAAAGCCTCGACATTTCATTGGGCGGCGACGAGCTGGCCAAAGATGCCGAAATGCTACGACGTGTTGGCTTGGAGCTGACCAGGCTCGGCAATCTTGCAAGGACCGGCGAGAACCGTGGCGGCTTCCTCAACCCGAAACAGTTTGAGCAAGTCAGCAAACTGTCGAAGGATATCGGGACCAACCTCGGGTCTTGGACCGCTCAGACGCAGAAGCTCCGCAACGAGCTGAAGCAGGTGACCGGCGATCTGCGGCAACTCCAGCGCGACATGACCTCGCCCGGACTTTCCGCGAAGGCCCGCGACCTGATGCTCGAAGACGTTGAGGTCCTGACCGGCCGCCGCGAGGATCTGCAGAAGGAGCTCTCAAGGCGGTCGAAACTGGATGCGCGGGCTGGCTACATGGGTCGCAGGGCACAGGAGTATACGGACACGATCAGCGGGTTTGGGGTGTCTCCGGATCAGCAGAACGCGATTTCCATCAAGAAAATGCTCGGGTATGGACTTGCTCTATGGGGTGGCGCGTCCATCTTAGGCATGCTGCGAGAATCATGGGAAAAGTTCAAGAGTCAGTCCGAGATGGAAAGCGGCCTGGCGGTAAGGGGCGTCCAGTATAGCAGGCGGCTTTCTGACTGGAACTACACCCCGCAGGAAGAGGCCGAATACGCCATGAGCCTTCGGCGTGGGACCGGTGCTAGCGACATGGAGACCCTTGGCCGGTTCGAGCGGTTCGCCAGGCTTTCCAACTTGGATGCAGGAACGGCGTTAGGATTCGCTGGCAGCTACTACGGGGTGACGGGCGCCGATGCCAATAAGCAACGCCAGGCCCTTGATGCTCTTCTCTACATGGGTAAACAGGCCAAGGATGGCCGAACGGAAGTCCTGCTGCAGAACATCAACCAGAATCTCCAGACCGCATTTCACGCGCAAGGCGGTAAAGCCCTTTCCGATTCACAAGTCGGCCAGATCATGGCCCAGACTGTGGCGGCGTACAATTCAGGTGGTACGCAGGGCATGTCGACCGGCATGTTCGATAAGATGCAGAATGCCCTGTTGCCCGGCGGCGACAACATTGACGAGATGCTTTCGTGGGCCATCTCTGGCGGCTTTAAGAAAGGGCCGCTGACATCGAAGGATCTGGTAGAAATCCAACGACGCCGTGCAAAGGGGCTGAATGACCCGCAGAATCGCAAGGCTGCCATGGACCTAATCCGCAAGTTCGGCGGGAACGACCGCAACACGCAGATCTTGTTCGCGCAGAAGATCCTGAAGCAGTTGAACGTTCCGGGCGGCGTGGAAACCGCCGAATGGTTCATAGACAACTACGACCGGCTGCAGGGTGCCAGGATGCCAAGTGGTGCCACCATGAGTGGCGACATTGATTCGCTGGCCAAACTCTATCAGGAAACCCCTGGCTTTGATGTGGGCCAGCGGGCGGCACAGAAAGAATTGATCAAGCTCGAAGCCGGCAAGGGGTTGGAAAGCGTTCTGGGGCCGATTGAAGACTGGGTATTGACCGGCTCGTCAAGCGTCCTGAAGGCGGCTGGTGTTGCTGCGGGAGGCGGTTCAAGGCAAGCCAGGCAATACGATTCCCTGATCCAGGAAAAGGCAAAGAAATACAATATCTCCCCTTCGCTGCTCAAGGCGATTTTGCACGTGGAAACCGGGGGCACATTCAACCGGTTTGCATACAACAAGGAATCGAAGGCGAAGGGCATCGGCCAATTTATGTCGAATACGGGGCCGGCGTATGGCCTGAGATCTGACAGCGACTATTACGACCCGGAAAAATCAATCGACGCTTCTGCCCACTACTTGTCCGATCTGAAGAAGATGTTCGGAGGGGACGAGACAAGCGTAATTCTGTCATATCACGCTGGCCCCAACAATTTCAAGTCCGGGAAAATTGGGCCGAGAACAAGAGATTATCTTAGCAAGGTGCAATGGGCGCAGCATGTGTATGGCGACCGTGATAAATGGGACACGACCAACGAAGGCTGGACCGATGCTGCAGGCGGGCGCGTCATCAAGAATATTTTCGGCGAGCTTACTGCACCCTTCCGGGAGATAGCGAGCAACCTCGGCAGGGTGGTGGAATCACTGGAGGTGATAGCGTCACGCACGCAATACGGCGGAGAAGTACGTAAACCCATGCCAGCGAGGCCCAAATGAAGAGTTTCTCCCCCCGTCATCGAGTCATTGCCAGGAAGTTGCTTGACAATGGTGTGATCTGCGACTTGAGCGATGACGTGATCTCCCTGAACGTGAATAAGGGTTACGGGCAGATGAGCGGCCTCTTCCAGATTGTTGTCACATGGAGAATGGTGGACGGGCTTCGCTACGATCAGATTCTCGCGACGAATGACATCATCACCATTGAGTTGGCTGCGGGTGATGGGAGTGATATGGAGTTCGTCCTGGTCGGGTTGATCAATCGTGTTGCCCGAACGGGGCAATATGCGGACGGAGGATTCCGCCGCACGATCACGATAACCGGTCAGGATTTCGGAAAGCTGCTCAAGACCCAGCTCGGCTGGGACATCTCCGGCATCCGTGAGCGGATGGAATATGGCACAGGGGCCGGGAAAGTAGTCACAGCCTATTTTGCACGCTACCTGAATCAACAGGGAACGGCCAAGGAACTGGTCCAGTGGGCATTCAAGATGTTTCAGGAACAGCTTACCGGGGCCTACTACCCGCAATATATCAATTTCAAGGCCGATACAGATGATTCCTGGATAACCTTTTACCCGACGATGGTTGGCATACGCGGGACCGATGCGTGGGCAGCCATGCAGTCTCTGGCGAACGAGCCTTACAACGTACTCACGACGCGAACGGAAAAAGACGGCAAATTCTATGTTGTCCTGGAAAAGTACCCGGTTGACGTGCGGGGAAAATTGACAAGGGACACCTTCCATCAGATCGACGAGGAAGATGTTGTAGTGGAGGATATCGGGATCTCGGATCACGAGAGAGTCAACCTGCTTTGCTATTGGCCTACACTTTATAAGACAGTTATGAACGACGTGCTGGACATCGCTCTTGCCTATCCGGAACTCACCAAATTCTCTGAACTCTCAGCCAAGCAGCACGGCTTTTCAGCACTCATACTGAAGTCGGAATATGTACCGCTGACTTTCGCTATTGAGGAAAAGGAAACCCCGTTGACGCTTGAAAAGGCGGTGGAACGTGCGGAGCTGTTCTGGAATTGGAACAAGAACAATCACGAGTATGAATCAGGGACGTTCGTCATGCATGGCAGGCCCGGTATCAGACCAGGTGACGGGCTTAGGCATAAGGAAGAGGAGAAGCAGTACCTGATTGAGCACGTAGGGCACCAGTATACCGTCTTCCCCCGCCCTTCTTATCTGACGCAAGTGCATGTGACTCGCGGACAGAAAGATTAATCAAGCCGGGACAAGGGCCTTGAGAATCGCCGTAACCACGATAAAGAGGAAACCACCCAATATCCCGATAATGATGGCTGCCGGAATGGCGGCAATTGCCAAGGTGGTGAGCAATTTGGTCATGTTGGTAACAGTCAAATCAATACCGATGATCTCTACTTTTGCCGGGGTGCCGCCATCGGTTGCTGTCTGTACCGATATACCGCCTTCACCTTCCATGGTGCAACTCCTTTCAGAGGTTTGAATGCTTCACGATGACGGTTCAAGGCTGCAGAAAAATTTCTACACATCTCCTGCTGTAGAAAGCGTCCGCCAATGCAACAGCCTCCTCCTGGGCATCATCCAGGAGAACGGGATCTTCTATTCCGACAACGGCCAGAATCCTGCCGGCATGACACTGGTGAACATCGCGCTCCTCAACGGCTGGCCGGACGTCTACAGGGTACCCGTACTTTGCACAAAAATCAACCGTTCTAATGGAGAGTCCATCGATCCGGAGCCGGGCGACCAGGTGGCGGTCGCGTTCATAAATGGCGACTTCTGCCAGCCGGTCGTCATCGGCTTCCTGCCAACTCCCGGCAACCAGTTGCAGCCTGTTTCCGCCAATGGACCCCTGCACCATACCCACTGGCAGGGCACCGACATCAAGCTGGAAAAAGACGGCATCCGGCGGGTCCACGTCGCGAAAGACGACCTCCTGAACGTGGTGGAGAACCAGACTGAAACGATCCACGGCGCCCGGTCGATAACCGTTGATCTCACCGACACCCTGGAGGTTACCGGCGACCAGACCGAGACCATGCACGGCAACCGGACCCAGACGGTGGATCTTGATGATACGCTCACCGTCCATCAGAACCGGGCCGCGACCGTCGACGACAACGACACGCTGACGGTGCACGGCAGCCGGGCGGCCACCATCGATGTGAACGACACCCTTAACGTCACCGGCAACCGCCAGGCAGACATCGATGGTACCGACACCCTGGACGTGGCCGGCAACCAGACGGAGACGATCCACGGCTCCCGGCAGGTCAACGTCGGAGTGAATGACACCCTGGAGGTGACCGGCAACGGCACGCTGATAGTTCGCGGCGGCCTGACCGTCCATGTCTACGGGGCGGCGAATATCCAGGCCGACGGCAACGCGACCGTCACGGCCCCGACCGCAACGGTGGTGGCATCGACGAAGGTCCAGCTGACAACCCCGCTGGTGGAATGCAGCCAGGACATGAAGGTGAATGGCAAGTTGGACGTGACCGGCAACATCAAGTCCATCAATGGCGAGGTGGGCGACAAGATCCGGAACATGTCAGGCGACAGGACCATCTACAACGGCCATCAGCACCTTGAGACCGGTTCGATTACCTTCGGGCCGAACCACCAACAGTAGGAGTCAACCATGGCACCCGCAGTACTTGGCCCCATTACGACAGGCATTCGCGACCAGTCGCTTCCGTTCATGTTCGAGGTGATGGACACCGCCAGCGGCCTGCCGAAAAAACAGTACATCCTGCCTATCAACCCGGAGGCGTACCGTAAGAGCGAGTCGCCGCGGGTGAATGCCACCCTGACGCAGGGGGGAGGGTTTGAGGACAACATCGGACTCGGGTTTACCCGCATCGCCATCCAGGGGACGTTCGGCTTTCTCGGGACGCTTCCCGGGGGGCACGGCCGGCAGTTGGACGGGAACCTCAAGGACGGCTGGAACCTGTTCAAGGAAATCGAGACCACCATCCTCGACTTCTACAAAGACTTCGGCACTCCAGGCAAAGTGGACATGAAAAACCCGCCGGAGATCCGATTCTACAACTACTGCGACAAGGACTACTACCGGGTGCAGATCAACCGCTTCGACCTGATGCGGAACATCGCCCGCCGTTTCCTGTACCAGTACGACATCCAGATGACGGTCCTGGACCGGCTGGATCAGCCGACCATGAGCGAGGACGAGCTGGTCAACAAACTGAAGGAGCTCTGGGAGCCCGACACCGAAGAGCTGTCGCTGTGGGAACAGATCCTGAAGGGGTACGAGACCGTCTATGCCTTCATGTCCGACGTTATCAACTTCGTCAACGACCTGAAGATGACCCTGAACACCATCGCCGCCGCGATAGCCGCCTTCCGGCAGGGTATCACCGACTTCATTGAGGCCCCGTTCGGCCTGGTGGATGCCGCCATCAACACGGTTGACTCCATCACTGCGTCGATTACCAGCATTGCCGATATCCCGCACGAGTTCACGGCCTTGTTGCGGGACACGAAACGCAACCTCATGTCGCTGAAGCTGCACCAGGACAAGTTCAGGGTGACGGCAGGAATAACCGGCACGACCGCGACCACGGGCCTTGAGATCATGACCGCCCCGTTGCCGACCGGCCAGGTAGCCGACAGCGTAGTTGCGATGAACACACCGGAAAGCACCCTGTTCGCGGAAGGGAGCGAGATAGCCCGGGAAGTCGCGGCGCTTCAGGTGCCCGTCAACCTGCAAGACAGCATTGAGAGCATCGCGTACCGGACCCTTGGAGACGCCCGCGAATGGAAGCGGATCGCCATCCT